TTTGGTAATTTCCAAGTAGTCAACGGCAAGATTTATCAGGTAGCACCTTATCCTAAATCCTTAGGTAAAGAGATTGCAGGTAAAAGTGCCGACTACGTTGCCCGGCTTATTCTTAAGCGAGCCAGTTTAGAAAAATGAATATTGCTGTAGACTTCGACGAAACTTATACACGCGACCCGGAAATGTGGGACTTGTTTATTGAATTAGCTAAACACCGCGGTCACGAAGTATATTGCGTAACAGCACGTGAGCCTAATAGAGTCAATAAGGACGAAGTCTATGATACTATTGGTCGTCGCATTGGTAAGGATAACTGTTACTTTACAGACGGAGAAGCTAAAGAAAAATTTATGTTTAAACATAACATTTTGATCAATGTTTGGATTGATGACAGTCCTAAATTTATCAATCAGAGTAAGAAATTATTTGCGGGGGTATTTCCCTAATAAGTACCAGTAGCTCCTGGGCTGTTCTTTAACAGTCCACTTTTGCAGGTGCCTTTAAAACGGCACCTGTTTTTTTGACTTTAATTGCTATAATAAGTATAATATATTATGCCCTTTTGCTATTCGCCATGGACTAATATTGATATAGACCCAACTGGTAAAATAACACCTTGTTGTAAATTTCAAACAAAATATTATCCTGAGGTTTTTAATCTTCAAACAAATACTATTAGTGATTATACTAACAGCGATTTCCTGCAACAAATTAAAACAGAATTTAAGGAAGGGCAGTGGCCCTTGGGTTGCGAGCGTTGCCGTATTGAAGAAGAAAACGGCTTAGATAGTAAACGCATATTAGATAATGTACGTTGGCAGTCCAATTATGATCGGTACAATTTTACAGACCCAAAATTTATCACAGCTAGCATTGCATTTGGAAATACTTGCAATTTAACATGCATTACTTGTAGTTCATATTCGTCAAGTCGATGGCAACAAGAGTATAAAAAAATATATCAAGTTGACATTAAACATTTTAGATTTTATAAAAAAGAGTTTGTTAAAACTTTTACAGAAAAGGCGCCAGATTTAATACATATTGATATTCCAGGCGGAGAACCTTTTTTAAGCGGAATCAAGGAACAGCAAGAGTTATTGCAGTACTATATTGATAAGAATCAAGCCGGTAATATTACCTTACACTATACAACCAATGCAACTATTTTCCCTGATGCATCGTGGTGGGATCTATGGAAACATTTTAAAGAAATTGATTTACAATTAAGTGTAGATGGAATTAAAGATAGATACGAATATATCCGATATCCTGGGGTTTGGAGTACTGTAGAAGACCACACTAAAAGTTATATACAAAAAGAGCAAGAACTAGCAAACTTTCGCCTGAGCGTAAGCCATACAGTATCAGCATATAATATCTTTTATCTTGACGAATTTTTTGAATGGTGTTATGCTATAGGATTACCAAGGCCTTGGTTAGGTCGGGTACATAACCCTGCTCATATGAGACCTACAGTATGGCCCGAACCAGCAAGAACTATAATTATCAACCAACTATTAAACAGCAAACACAAGGATAGTCTTGCATGGGCAACTTTGATGGCCAATAACGACGACTCGGCTTTATTTAAAACATTTAAACTTAAAGTCAAAGAGCACGACGCTTATAGGCAACTAGATTTTAGAAAAACATTTCCAGAATTAGCAGAATATCTATGAAACAAGCTACAATCATAATCCGTGACGAAGTAAACATTAAGATTGAGGGATTAGAACTTGATGCTCGCCGATCCTTGGTTAATGCATTCAAATATGATGTTCCGGGAGCCCGTTACTTACCAGCAGTTAGACTCGGACGCTGGGATGGCAAGGTTAGTTACTTCCAGTTAGGCGGTAGCACTTATGTAAATTTGTTGCCAGAAATTATTCCTATACTTGAAAAGTTTAACTATAATATTGAGTTAGACGATCAGCGCGATTATAACATAAACTTTAATTTTGACTTTGTAACAGAAAAAACATTCGGGCACGTATTTTGGCCCAAAGGACATCCAATGGAAGGACAACCAATGGAGTTGCGTGATTATCAAGTTGAGATTATTAATCGCTTTCTTGAAAATCCGCAGTGCTGTCAAGAAGTTGCTACAGGTGCCGGCAAAACAGTAATCACAGCCGCGTTATCAAATGCAGTTGCACCGTATGGTCGCAGTATTGTAATTGTTCCTAATAAGAGTTTGGTAACACAAACTGAAAAAGACTACATCAACATGCAACAAGATGTAGGCGTATACTTTGGCGATCGTAAGGAGTGGGGGCGTCAACATACAATCTGTACTTGGCAAAGTTTAAACGTATTACTAAAAAATACTAAAAATGGGGTAGGCGATTGCACTATAGGTGAATTCCTGGAGGACGTCGTTTGCGTTATTGTAGACGAAGTCCACATGGCCAAAGCCGACGCATTAAAGAGTTTGCTCACGGGCGTAATGAGCCGGATACCACTACGCTGGGGACTAACAGGAACTATACCCAAGGAACCTTTTGAGTTTCAAGCATTAAAGTGTAGTCTTGGCCCGGTAATTAACCAACTGAGCGCCAAAGAACTACAGGACAAGGGAGTATTAGCACAGTGTCACGTAAACATTGTTCAGCTAGTAGACCATGCGGAGTTTAGTAACTATCAAAGCGAGTTAAAGTTTTTGTTAGAAGAGCCCGCTCGTTTAGATACTATGGCTAATTTAATTAAAACAATTAAAGAAACTGGCAATACACTAGTATTAGTAGATCGTATTGCCGCGGGTCAAGGACTTATAGAACGTCTAGGTGATCGTGCTGTTATGGTCTCGGGTGCAACTAAAGCAAAAGACCGGCAAGACGAATATGACGAAGTTGCCGAAGTAGATGATAAGATTATTGTTGCTACCTACGGTGTCGCCGCTGTTGGTATTAATATTCCTCGCATTTTTAATCTTGTGCTTGTGGAACCAGGCAAAAGTTTTGTACGTGTTATTCAATCAATCGGACGCGGTATTCGCAAAGCCGAAGACAAAGATTTTGTCCAAATCTGGGATATCACATCTACCTGTAAGTTTGCCAAACGACACCTAACCAAACGAAAGCAGTTCTACAAAGAGGCTAACTACCCCTACACACAAGAGAAGTTAGAATGGAAATAAAGGTTGTAATTTTTACAAACTATGCTACAATAATAACATGAGAATATTAACTTTAGATAATCAATCATTTGATCTCGACCATCTTCCTGAAGAAGTCGACGATATGCGTTTTGCTATATTTGACAACTCTGATCCTAAGGATCCAGATTATCAATATATTCCCTTGATATTTTTAGAAAGTTTTACCAGTCCGGCATTGGTCTTGCGCATTGGCTCCGATATTATTCGTATGCCGGTAGATTGGCAAATACTAATCGGTGAGCCGGACTTAGGTGACTTAGAAGTATTGCCGCTTACTGCTATAAATGATCGCGGGTTTAAAGCATTTCAATTTAATCCGTTGAGCAGTTTTAGACCTAGTTTTCATGACATTGAAATTATTGATGTTTATCAAGAAGTAACTTGGTATGCTCCTAAATTAAAAAATGGTCAATTACTATGCGTTCCTCTTAGCAATGAGGCTAAACCAGAATGTGTTTATTTTGTTAAAGATATTAGCCGTAACTGTGAAGTAGTCGATTATAACAAGGCGTTTTAATGGATAAGCTAAGTATCGCTAACGAGATGTCAGAGTTTGATCGTAAGAATAGAGATTTTTACGATAGCTTAACAGATGAAGAACGTAAAAAATTCTCAAACTATATTATGATTCGTTGGGGATCTTCCGTACAAGGTGGTGCAGAATTACAAGGCTATTATTTGCAAAGTTGCAATCACTACCTTAACAAAAGATTTTTTGATATTAATCGCCATCCTAAACTACAATGGTTATGCGCTACAGCAGTAAGTCCAGGCCTAGGCACACAACGGCATCAGTGGATCGCTCCTAAGAAAAAGGAAGCAGGCGCCAGTGGCATCCGTAAACAATTAGCCGAACTATATCCGCATATGAAAGACGATGAGATCGAGTTAATGGCTAAAATTAACACTAAAAAAGAGATAAACGATTATCTAGTAGAAATCGGGCGGGACAAAATAAAATGATCCGTTTTTAATTGCAAACACAAGAAAGAATGACCTATACTTGTCAGTATTGTAAGAAAGACTTTATTAAAGAGTCTAGCTTGGCTGTGCATTCATGCGAGCCACGTCGCCGTCGTATGGAAAAAGATGAAGCAGGTGTTAGATTGGGATTTCAAGCATACATCAAGTTTTATGAACTAACACAAGGATCAGCTCGATTAAAAACATTTGATGACTTTGCCGACAGTCCTTACTACAAGGCATTTGTTAAGTTTGGTCGTTATTGTGTAGACATTAAGGCAATTAATCCAGCTCGCTTTACCGAGTGGGTATTAAAACAAAATAAGAAACTAGACCACTGGGCCAAGGATAGTGTGTATACAGAATACTTGCAAGAATATTTACGTGTAGAAAATGTCAACGATGCATTAGCACGTGCAATGGAATTTGGTATTGATTGGTCCGAGAAACAAGGGCATCCGCCAGAAGATTGTCTACGTTACGGCAATGATAACGCTATGGCATACGCAGTAAGTACAGGTCGCATTAGTCCGTGGATCATTTATAATTGTGAATCGGGTCAAAAGTTTTTATCGGAGTTAGATGAAACACAAATTGCCATGGTATGGCCCTACATTGATGCAGACTTTTGGATGCGT